GACTGTACAGCGTGAGCTTGGAGACACCGGCTTCGCTGGCGATGGCCTCCATGCTGCTGCCTTCGTAGCCGTTGCCGAGGAACAAGACCTGCGCCGCAGCGAGGATCGCCTCGCGCTTGGCCGGGTCCTTCGGGCGGCCGGGGCCGGGCGACGGTGAATGATTCTCTATCATGGGCGTTTTAATACTGGACTGGCTGGTACGCTATTTTTACTATACCGCGAAGTCCAAAAGAAACGCTGTGCGCCTACTGCTGCGCGGGCTCAGTCGCTTCGCTTGGTGCCGCCGTACCAATTTCGTACCGATTCGGCGTTTTCAGCTTGTCCAGTTCGGCCCAGTCGGCGCTCGAGTTGATCCATTTCGCGTAGTGCTTGAGCAGCGTCTGGATGCTGTTGCCGAGCTGCTGAGCGATGAAGGCCGGCGCCATCCCAGCGGACAGGCAGACGGTCGCATAGGTGTGCCGGGTATCGTACTGCCGGCGCGGACGAATGCCCAGCTGCTTCATGCTCTGCTTCAGATGATAGGCGGTGCTCACGACGTTGGTGATGTGCCCGTCCTTGCCGCTGGTGGGCGCAAAGACGAACTCGCCGTCTCCGGTGAGCTGCTGCATCTCCCGCAGCGCCTCTACAGCCTGGTCGACGAGTAGCACCTTGCGCACGCGCTTGGTCTTGGTGTTCTCGCGCACCTCACCCTTTTCCAGGGTGGCGCGCACGCGAATTGATCGGTCGGGGAGGTCAACGTCAGCCCAGCGCAATGACAGCTGCTCGCCAGTTCGCATGCCGGTGTAGAAGGCCAGCTTGAAGAACGACGCATAGGTCAGCCTGGCGCCGGTCTGGTGCATGTAGAGGTCGGCCAGGATCGCGTCACGCTCGGCCGGAGTGAACGGGTCGATGTCTCGCTCAGGAGCACGAGCCCGCTCAACCGAGCGCATCGGGTTCTCCGCGATGATGCCGTCCAGCACCGCGGCGGCGAATATGGCCTTGGCTGCCTGCACCGCGGCGTTGCGGTCGGTGATGGAGTTCCAGTCCTGCCGACTCATCAGCCCGCGCACGTCAGACGGATAGATCTCGTCCAGCCTCCGGTCCGCCCAATGCGGCATCCAGTACTTGTTGAGCACGCGCAGGTAGTTGCGCCGGGTGTGAAAGCCGATGTGCTTGCTGTCGAGCCAGGTCTGCGTGAAGTTGCCGAAGGTCGGCGTGATGCGGGCGAGGGTGTAGCGGGAGTTCGGGAACAGCTCGGCATACTTGTCGTCCGTGAGCATGCCGAGCTTGATCAGCTGGGTTACCTGAGCACGTAAACCTGCTGCTGCTGCAAATCCCTTGGGCGTCTGAGGATAGGGGAGCGTTTCGCAGCGTCGCTCTTTCTTCCATGTGAATCGGATGCGGACGGAGCTTCCGGCGATTTCGACGCCCTGGGGGAGCCCCACTGCTTTTCTGCCCATTCGTTGTACCTCTCCAGGCTGTACATGATACAGCCGTCAACCTTCTCCCATACGCCATGCGGCAACACCCCGCGCTGGCGCTTCCTTTCCAGGGCCTTCGGTGTCGTGCCGATCAGTTCGGCCAACTTCCTTTCGTACACCTTGTCGACCGGCAGGCCTTCGATTGGCTGCGGTTTCTCTCGTGCCCCCCATCTCTCACCCCCTCACCGTTACGCCGGCTGCTTCGATGGCGGCGCGGCATTCTTCTAGGCATTCGTTCCAGCCTTCATCTCGCGCATCGTCATCGAGGTACGTTGTGCGGCCTTCTCGCGGTTCCGGCAGCTCAATGTCCACGTCCTCCCGCCCCTTCTGGTAGAACGCCACCGCCACGTTGCAGAACTGCTGCTTCAAATCCTCGAACTGCTCGCGGTGAGGCTGCCTGTCCCACCACGCCTCGAACTCTGCTATCGCCTTGTCTGTGTGCTGCATGGTCATGCTCCGGCAATTTGAAGGGTGGATAAGTCGAGCAGGGTGAAGTGCCGTCCGGCCCATCCCGCCGTATCGATGTGGTAGACGTTGCCCAGCAATACCGGCGCCCTGAGCGGCGTATGGCCTACAACTACGGCACGCACGTTCTTCACGAAGGATTCATCGCGGTCGGTGATTCGCTTGCGGGACCACTGGCACATGGCGGCAACGTGCTCAGCTTCCGGCCCGCCTTGCTCCAGTGTTGCTATCAGGTCGCCCCAGTCGCGGCGCGGGCAGTCGGCATGGATCAAGCCAACCATGCCGGCCCCAGTCTCTACCTCCATCACTAGCGGTAGCTCGGAAAGTTCGGTAGCGATCTGCCCTCGCTCATCTGGCTGCAAGCAGTAGAACCACTGGCCGCCGTTGATGAAGTGCAGGTCTGTCGCTCCTAGGAAATGCGAGTCGATTGTCATCTGCTCGTGGTTGCCGCGCACGGCGTGAAACCAAGGCAGTGCCATCCATTCGGTTGCCTGCTCGCTTTCGTCGCCTCGGTCTACCAGATCCCCAACCGAGAACAGCCGATCGACTGCCGGGTCGAAGCCGACCCCGTCCAGCGCCTGCTGCAGCTTCGTGAAGCATCCGTGAATGTCGCCCACGGCAAAGTCCCGGCCCGCCGTGTTTCTGGCGAACCGTTTGATGAGTTCGGGCATGTCTCTACCTCCCCGCCGACTCTCGCCGGCAGGCTGTGTGTTTGGGTGGGGTTAGGGGGCGGCGAGCAAGTCACGAATGAATCCATAAATCACGCGATCGCAAAGCGGCCCGTTAGAATTAAGCTCTACTGCGGAACCCTTTGCATGGCGCAGCAATATACTTTCTCCGTCTTTCGTAACGCTCCAATCTTCGGGAATTCCGGCAAAACCGCGCGCGGACAGCCCAGCCTTGTATGCCGCCTCCAAGTCGGATGAATGTTTATCTAGCTCTTTGCGAAGCTCATTGTTTTGGATGCACAGCCGACCGATTTTAGATTTGAGCTTCGCGTTCTGAATGCCAAGACTTTTACGGCTGCCTTTTGTGGCGGATATAGAAAGAGTGTGCTCTTCGTAACTGCGCGAGTCCGGATCGTAGACCACCACAACCTCTTCCACCTCGCCCGGCGCGGATTGCTCGGCGACCTCTGCTGCCAGCTTCAGACCACTCCAGTGATTCACCCCTTCCGCTGCGGGCTGGGCGCGGCGAAGTGCGTCACATAGAGCGCCCCACGCAGCGGCGTCCCGATGCGGGTCTAGCCTTTCTTGCAGCAACTCCAGCAGCTCCCGATCAACCAATACCTTGCTCATTCGACTGCCTCCAGCGCCTTAGCCGGGTAAATCTGCACGCTGCCGGCGTGGGCCTCGCTCTCTACGGCGTAGCCTTCCGGGGTCAGTGGTGTGGAGTAGGTGCCGCAGATACGGCCCTGCCATTCGCTGCCGCTGGTCTTGCGCACGCGGTCGCCCATGGCGAACTTGCCGGCTCCTTGGGCGGACAGGGCGGCGCGTCGAGTACGGATCAAACTGACCACCGCATCCAGCGTTCGGGATACGTCATCGGGAGCGGTTAGGCAGTTGAGCCCCGCAGCCTGTCTCCGCCGAACAACTTCTGTATAAACGGCATACCCGTCGAACAGCTCTTCCGGCAGCGCCTCAACCAGCCCGCTCTGCGCCGTGGATTGCTCTACTGCCGCCTGCCCATCCCTGAACCCCTGCGCTGCGGCTGTGGCCATGTCGACGGCGGTGAATTGCCCTTGCGCAGAATTGGAATCCATGCTCGCCGTGTCCTCGGTCCTAGGGCTGCGGACGGGCTCGGCCTGCTGGGATATGGCGTCCTTAATCCGTCCAGCCAGTGTGATCATGGAAAGGTGCAGGCCGCAGCCATCGCCGTAGTGTTCGGCTTGGCAATCGACCACCTGCTGCAACAACCAGCGCATCGCTTCGTTCTCCGCCTTCGCAGCCCCCAGCTCAGCGCCGATGCGCCCGGCTACCTTCAGTGTGTCGTTCATTGCTCAAACTCCTTGATTGTGGCCAGCGGCAGGCCGCTCATTGCCAGCGGCTCGTCGTAGCAGACGCCCATCATCTCGGGCCATTTACGCGGCTCGCCGGGTTTGATGGCGCCCTGGTCATATGCCCGGTCCCATGCCAGCCGATGCCGGATGACCTGATACAAGTCCCACGCAATGCCATCCTCGCGGCGCTTCGTGGCCTCCGGCATCAGTGTGTTAGCCAGGCGCTGTATCTCGTGCCGCGTGGCGTGGACCTGCTCCCAGTCGCGCCGGTCGTAGAAGCCCGGCAGCCGCTCAATGGCGTGGTCGATCTGGCCGATCTTGATCCGCGCCAGTAGCTCGCAGGCCTCTTGCAGCTCGGCGGCCTGGCGCTCGGTTACGGTGATGGTGTAGGTGCGCATGGCGCCTCCTTGGGTAGCTCCGGTGGGCGGCAGCGGAAGCAGGCGCATTGGCCGATCCGCTTGCCGTCCGTGCGGCAGAAGATTGGTGCGTTCACAGCGGCAGCGACTCCTGCACCGCAAGGCATTCGGCCTTGCCGTGGGGAAGGGCCAGCCGGTTCACTCGCCCGCGCCACTCGTCCAACGACTCCTGTGTCATGGTGGCGGCCGGCTTGTGGCATTCGGGCTGGAGAGGGCAGGCGTTGCAGCTGCTGCGGGACTTGAAGTTGTAGTGCTGGGCGCAGATGGCCTTGGCGTGGTCGGATAGCTCGGTCATTGGCCAGCAATCCTCCGCAGCGGCTCACGAGGCGCAATGCGCGGCTCGACATCAATGAAGCCAGAGCCTCTGAAGTCGCCATCGGTAGCGCGGGCCATGTCCACCTCAAGGCGCGCCGTGGCGTTCACTTCGGCCGCGACCTGGGCAACAGCCTTTGCTTGTTCAATCGAGTAGGTGCCGGCTAGCACGCCCTCCATCGTCTTGCCGAGGATGGCGCGCAGATCACTGAGGTTGTTCATTGTGCTGCTCCAGTTTGTTGAGCTTCCGCTTGAACCAGCCGAGCGTTATGACTGCCTGGCGATACTCGGGCGGATAGCGGTCGATTGAGTTGCGGCGCATGTTCTCTGCGCGGGTGACCAGTTCTAGGTTGTCGATGGCGATGTTGGAGGGGTTCCTGTCCTTGAAGACGAGGAAATGCCCAGCCGGCACGGGGCCGTTGTGCTCTTCCCACAACATCACGTGGACCGGGCGCCAATCGGTGCGCTTGTTGCCGGTGTCAGCCACCTTGCGATAGAGGATGCCCCCCTTGTCGGTGCGCTCCGCTCCGATTGGGCGCCAGGTGTTCGATGGGCGGTGACCCAGCTTGAACTGTGTGTCCTTGGCGCGGCCTCCTGCCTGCCACCCTTTGCGGCCAGAGTTCCATGTCTGGTGGCCAGGCTTGAACCTGCCGCAGCCGCTGATTTCCTTGAACTCATCCGGGCGTGTCAGTCCGAGCTTCGAGACGCGGTTGTGTATCGAGCCGGTGCCGCGCCCCATCAGGGCTGCTATCTCGGTGATTGGCTTGGTGGCGTACAGCTCCGCCAGAGTTGCGTCCTCTGCCGGCGTCCAGTGCCGGTATTCCGTGCGCCTCCTACCGGCCAGTGGGCTCATTTCTTCCGCCTCCCGTGCGTCGTGGCCGTCCAGCCGGCGCTGGCTACTTGGTTGCCGTGGTCAGCTATCAGGCTGTCGATCAGGGCGCCCATGTAGGCGACGAGGCCGGTGACTGTTTCGCCGCGGGCTGTCGCGCTGTGCGTGTGCTTCTCGCCGTTGGGCAGCACGAACCATGCGCTGGCGTTCCAGTCCGAAGGGCGCCTAGGCTCAGTGCCGCGAACAACAGGCCGCGACACTCGGTTATCGATGGAGTAGAGGGTCACGATGCAGCTCATGGCTGGCACACCTCCAGCAGTGCCGCCTCGCTCAGGTCACCAAGCGGCGCGACGATGCATTGGGCAAGCGCGTAGACGCCCCACGGCTTGCCAGTCAGTTCAGCTCGGTACGCCGCGTGGCGGATGGCGTCGAGAACGTCGGGAAATCTCATGCCATCTGCTCCAGTGCCTTGCGGGCGAATGCCGCCAACTCACGCTTCGGATCGCGGCGGCGCTTGAGTACGGTCGTCGGGTCGTGCCAGCGCTTGCGCTCAATGGGTTTCACGCCCTGGAAGCCTTCGACCTGCTGGATGGGTACGCCTGATTCGGCGACGAGTCGTGAAAGCCAGGCAGCATCAGCCGCCCGGCCCGCTGGGGTTAGGTTGCAAAATGTCATGGGTGTGTACCGGGGAGGAGGGCGCGCGGGGCGCCCGGGGTGGATCAGTACTGAATGCCGTAGTCGTCGTAGTCGGGCATGTTGTTGTCCGGCTGACGTTGCGTCTGCTGTGGCCGCTGGGCTTGTTGCTGGCGTGGCTGAGACTGCTGGCTGTCAGGCTTTCCGCCGAGCAGCTGAAGGGTGCCGTTCATGTCCACCACAATCTCTGTGGTGTAGCGCTTCACGCCGTCCTTTTCCCATTCACGCGTCTGCAGCCGGCCTTCGATGTAACACTGGCTGCCCTTGCGCAGGTACTCACCAGCGATCTCAGCGACCTTTCCGAAAAAGACGATGCGTGACCACTCGGTACGCTCCTGCAGCTGGCCGGTTTGCTTATCCTTCCAGCTGTCTGTAGTGGCAAGGGTGACGTTCGTCACCGCGTTGCCGTTGGGCATGAATCGGCACTCCGGATCGCCGCCGACGTTGCCGATCAAGATGACTTTGTTGATTCCTCTGGCCATGTTGGCTCCTTGGTTGTTGGGTTAGGCGGCAATGCCCATAACCCGATTCATGCGCTCTTCGAGCAGTTCGTAGAAGGTGGAGACGCGTTCGCTGATCTTGCGAATCAGCGCCTCGTCGCGGTATGCGCGCTTGACGAATAGGGGCATGCCCGGCCAGTAGGACACGAAGTCGATCCATTCCCGATCCGATACCCATAACCCGCCCTGACACTGCGCGACGTGCTCCTTTGGGATCTCGCCGGCCAGGATCACGCCGACCTGGAACTTCGGCAGTTTGGTCTTGATCTCTGTGAGACCGTTGGCGCCGACCAGCGAGTCCGGCGAGTAGCCGATGCCGTGATTCAGGATGATGGCCACCTGTTCCGTGGCGACCTCTTCACGCGACTCGTACAGGCCGCGGGCGACTGCTTCCAGCTCATGCCCGCGCTCGGTGTGGCGGTTACCGCTGAACGGGTCTGCGGCCTCGCCTGTGATCCGCTCGCCGATTAGCGTGTCCATGTAGGTGAAGGCTCCGGCACCAAATCCGGCTTCGCCCTTGCCGTTAACCAGAAGGCAGTCCAGCTCGGAGCAGGTCACGATACCCAGGCGCAGGGCCAGCCAGTCGGCCGACCCCTGCTCTACGTTACGGATTATCTGCATTGCCTGACTCCTTGGCCTTGTTGGCCGACTTGGTTAGCGCTGCCAGAACCTTATCGAACTCAGCCTTGGCAACGTTCTCCGGCGTTCCGTGCATGCCTACGAATGCTGCCTTGGCCTTGTCGCTGCACTTCTCCAGCAAGGCGCGCAGCTGTGCCGCCTGCGGAGCTGTCACTGTCGCCGTCGGCGCCGCCGCATAGCCGTCGTCGTCTTCGCCTCGGGTCGTGATGTTCAGCATCGCGCACATCACATACCGCTTGCCGTAGCTGACTGACGAGGCAACCGCTTGGACGGCATTCTTGCTGCCGCTGGTGTCGCTCGGCAGCAGCATCGTCGTTTGCTCCCGGTGGCCGGCGCGGTGCATCAGGATTCCGGTGACGTTGATCCCGCCTTGGTGATGCTCGACCTTGAAAGAGATGGCGAAGCCGTAGCGCTGCATAATCGGCTTCATCACGTCGTTGATGTCTTCGAGCGTTGCGTATCGAATGGAGCCGTGCCCCTTGCCGCGCTCGGCAATGCTCGGTATCTCGCACTGCATCTCTGCCATCGCCGCGCTGAACTCAGCTTCTGCGTTCCGCGCCTGCATACGCTCGTGCATGGCCATCAGGCGCTCCATCTTCTCGATGTCGCACTGGGGGTCTGCGGCGGCGCGCTGGATGACCTGAAGGATGGTTGTCGATTCCGTCGCCTGGACGATTGCGGCTGACTCCTGCCGCTGGGCAATTGCTGTGTTCATGCTCAACCTCCGAAAAAGTGATTAATCGCCGCCCACTGGAAGACGATAAGCATGTCCAGTGCTACGAATCCCAGGAGAGCCCACCAAGCAGCTGCGAAGCTGTGGCCTGATGGGGTGTCGTCGTGCGGGCCGGTGTCGTAGGGGAGGGGGAGGGTTCTCATAGCGGCGCCCCGTTGGTGATTCGATCTGCAAGGCCGTGAACGAGAGCCCAGCCGGTGAGTAGTGCAAGGGTCACTGCGAATCCCCGCCACCATGCGTAGCGCAGGGATCGTTGTCTTTGGCTAGCCATCGATTGTTCTCCTTAGCGCTGCCATCAGCTTCAGGTAGTAGCGCTGGTACCTTTCGGGCTGATCTGTCTCAAGGCTCCAACCTGGATCGCGGCACATCCCGCAGCGCTCTGGTGTGCACGGGCATGGCCTTTCATCAGGGAAGTGCTTTTTGATGATTGCCCTGGCCTCTGCCTGGATTGCGCCGCGCTTAGTCAAGAAGCGCTTTCCGGCTGTAGGGGCGAGGTAGACGATCGCCGGCTTTGACTGGATCGCCATCACACACCCCCTATCAGCGCAACGTGGACGAGCCAGCCGCACAACGGCGCCACTCCGCAATACAGCAGGACAGCGCCGGCTAGGTTCTTGAGGGTCATGCCGCCTCCTCCTGTGCTGGTAGCAGGAACTCGCTGACCCGATCGGATAGGGCGCGGAGCTTGTCGATCAGGTCCGGGTCGCCTTCGCCGGTCAGCCCGTTGAGGTAGTAGTGCTGACTGAACACCGTCAGATCCTCTGCCCTGTCGTAGACGCGGGCGTAGATGCCGTTTGTGTTGCCGGCGTAGGAGAGGTACGCCTCGTATTGCCCGGCCTGCGTCACGTCGTGGCAGATGCAGAACAGGTCGAATACGGCTTTCTGGATGTCGGTCTTCATGCTGCCTCCCGCTTGATCTCTTCGGCGTGTTCGCGGCGCCGGTTGGCCTCGTGTTCGAGGAATTCGTCGATCCGGTCATCGCAGTAGTCGATGAAGGCGGAGACGGTTGCTTCGTCGTGTTCAAGCAGCGCCTCATGAATCAGGTCTGCCTCGGAAACGCTGTCATCCGGGCACGGCTGTTCGCGGCGCCCTATGGGTCCGTAGTGCTTCATGGTGGGATACCTCGGTTGCCCGGATGGGCGATGGAATGAATGCCTGCTACCGATTCCCGGCAGGCGCTAGGCAGGAGTTGTCTTCCGTGACGCCGGATCGGCTCCAGCTGATGGTCATGGCGCTACCAGCACCGCGCGCCGTACGGTTATCGCAGACCTGGGGGTCCGGCCTGGCTGGTTCAGGCGGGGGTTACGTCCAGATGGAAACGATTACGCCGACTGGCATGGCTATCGCACCAAGGATGAATACGGTTACCACGACGACCTTGAAGTTGTCTGGCGGGTCTGTCTTGCGCAGAAGCGTGACAACGAGCAGCGCGCATATGGCCACCACAAAGCCGGTCGTTGTGATTTGAAGACCTAGTCCCATCACTTCTCTCCTTTCCAATTCCTTCTCCACCAATCCCACATGTACACCGCTGCCAATACGCCGCAGAGGATCAGGACTTCGGGGCCGGTTAGCATGGCTCTCTCCATTCTGTTAATCCCCGCTGCAGCCTGTCGCCAAGCTGCGGGGGTGGGGTTAGGCGGCTTCCCAGCCGAGATTCTTGATGTACTCGCCACCGGCGCAGACTCGAAGGTCTTCGATTTCTGACAGCTCCTTGAGCTCGTCCAGAGCTGCCATAGCCCTTTCGGTGGCCAGCTTGGCGTGGCTTAGCTGCCAGCGCTTTCTTGCCTTGTAGGACTCAAGCGCCTTCTCTTTCTCGGGATACGCAAAGCTCCGCCCCGATACCTTCAGCACACGCTTGGCATACTTGGGGATGACGCCACGCTCAAGGCTTGCTTTAGCGATAAAGACGCAGCTCGGAACGACCAGCCAGTAGCAGTGCTCGGTTTCACGAATCACTACGTATCGCTTGCAGATGATCGAAACCCCTTCAGGCCCGATCGCGTCGATGTACCGGAAGTGATCCGGCCAAACTGGATTGCTCATCCTGATTACCTCCGTTGTGTTAAGCCGCCAACTGCGCCTCGTCCAGTCGCTGAGCCCTGACCACTAGCTGCGTCCTGGGGGCGTCTGGGCGGCGGATATGGCGGACCTGTGCGTGCTCTCCTCCTACGAATAACGCCAGCACGAGCGGGGCGATGATTCCCCGGCGCATGGCTTCAAGGCAGAGGCCGCGAGTGGTGCGCTGGTTGCCCAGCTTGAAACGGGCGTCGTCGAGCTGCTGCTTAACGGTGTAGTGGCTGCAGTCCATCAGCCGTGCGATTTCCTTTGCCGTCTTGTCTGTTGCTGCCCAGAGAACGGCCAGCAACTGGCGCGGTGCCAGGCCTTCGCCGAGGCGTCCTTGCCAACCATCAATTTGGATCGTGTCCATCGTGGTTCTCCTTGCTTTGGGTCTTGCTGCTTCCCAATGCACCCTGTCGCCAAGGTGCATCAGGAAACTCTTTCGCTCGTCTCGTGCGCTTCGTACCCGCTGCTGATTGCAGGCCGTAAGGCTTCGGTCGGTTGGCGGTGGGCTTCCCTGTTCACGCGCCTTGATCAGCATTGGCGCGTGGTCGCTGGGTATATACAACCTGCTGCGTACAGCCCTGGTGCCGGTTGAGTGAGGCACACAGCAGGAGGTCCGGCGCTCCTCATAGCCGAGGCTCGGAGCGCTAATTCAATTCGGTGTTTCTGGCCTCCGTTTTTTGGCACGGTGGGCTGGCCTGCCTTTCGGCGTTTCGGGGGAGCTGAGCTCCCAACAGTCGGCCACGCTGGTGTGGCTGCCGACTCTCTACTTTTGGCGCTTTACGCTGCACGCCTGGGGTGAGGCATCCCCTCTGAACTGTTGAGGCCAGTTCATCGCTGCCTGTCGTCGCTGTGTTTCGCTTCGATGGGTGAACATTACAACTAGAAATTGTAGCTTGCAAGTGGAAATTGTAATTTTCTTCAAAGAAAAGCCCGCGCAAGGGCGGGCTAGGGTGTCAGTGTTCTGATCCGGTCCAGATGACGTGGACGCTTCCGTCTGGTCGTCGTCGCATGGTCACGTTGTCGGCCTGCTCGATCTCTTCCAGAAGACGCTCCCAGTCTTCATGGCGATCATCCGGCCCCGGCTTGAGGTTGGCTTGGCGCTCGCGCTGCGCGGTAGGCGCCGTGATGGTGAGATTTACGCGCCGCACCAGGCGGCTGTAGCTGGAGAGCTGGCGTTGATTGGTGACGACTGCTGGTCCTGGCATGTGAATCCTCCTTACTGCTGGATATCCACACAGTAATTGTGAGGGTTTCACCGGGCAAGAAGAAACATGGTGGCCGGTTGCCACATGTAAAGAAGTGGCTCAGACCTAAGTAGGAGAGGGTGTTGCAGACGCAAAAACCCCGCCGGAGCGGGGTTCTGTAGCGTGCGATAATCCATCAGTCCTGATGCCGCGCTCCGCGCGATTGTCCTTGAGCCATCCAGGCCCTAGCGCATCCTTGCGTCACTGCGAGCGCACTATGCGCTTAAGCTCAAGGGTTAGATACGGCGGGCATGTGATGCACAACGTACGCCTTGGCTTACAAGCTTGGCGGATACGAAAAGCCCTGCGTGGTGCGGGGCTTGAGGTTACTGTTGAGGGCTGGAGAGCGGCGGACTGACTGCCGAAGGATCGGCCTGACGCGTTGCCTGTTGCGCCTTGATCTGCTCAAGGAGCTGCCGGGTTTCGAACGACTGCTGTTTCATCTCTTGAATGACAGCGGACGTGTCGCGGCCTGAGTCAAAGCTGGCGACGCCATAGGAAAGCACGGCAACCATTACGCCAATGGTCACAGCGGTAGCGCCCCAAATGTTCGCCTTGAGGTTTTTGAGGGGCTGCACCTCCAGACGGAAATCGCTAACCGCCTGCCGCATGTCTTTGTCGAAACGCTCTAGTCTCGCGTCCATGCGCGCTTCAGTAGCTTGAAGCTTGGCGTCCAGTTCTTCGCGAGTGATGTCGTTCATGCGCTTAGTATGCGTCTGGCCAGGCTTGTTGTCACTGTCGCCTGAGCGCTTCCCAATCGGATAGATCCGCACGACTTTTGACCAGTCAGTATCGCCTTCGGCCTTGCTCCAGCTCGCGGACTGGTCACGACCGATCATCTTCCGCCTCCTGCCTGCGCTTGCTCAGCCATTCCTGAACTACTGGAACCATGATGTGTTCAAGGTGGCCGCAGTTGGTGCAAAACATCGCGTAGGTGCTGAAGCCGACAGGGTTACCATCTGGATGCAAAGCCTTGAACGTATGAAACACTGGCTCCATAAACTCTTTGCCTCTTTGTTCGCCGTATGGATTTCCCTCCCATACCGATGAACATAGCGACCAAACCGAAGGAGACGTTCCGCATCCGGGGCAGTTTGAGTCGGGGCGTGTTTCATTCAAGAAGTCAATGAAGTCATTGACAAGCAGAACGCCGTTTGAATTTCCTTCCATTGCTGGCCTCTCGCCTGCTAAACCCTAGCCCGACTCGGCGGCACGATGGCGCCGACCGAATGGATGTGCTCGATCTGCTCCGTGGGGATGTTGCGGATCGCGTGGCCGTTCACTGAAAGCAGGCTGACTTCCGCCTCGTTGCAGTAGAGCAGCCGCTTCAACATGCTCTCGCCTTCCGTGGTGCGGACCATGACGTACTCGCCTGGGAAGTAGTCCCGATCCGGCTCAATGACTGCGACCCAGCCGCTATGGATCGCGGGCTCCATCGAGTCGCCCTTTAGGCGTAGCGCATAGGCGCTGCCGTCGCGTGAGTAGGCATCCACGGTGCCGTCAGCTTCCTCCAGGGCATACCAGTAGCCCTCGGCGCCCATCTGTGCAGTGCCGACGATAGGGATAGCGCGATACGGGCTGACGATTGGCGGGCCTTGCTCAACGTTCGATTCGAGCTGGCCAGTGATTTGCTGGAAGTCGCCCTCAATCGCATCGTCGCTCATCAGCTCGCCGACTGTTGCGCCCAATACGCCAGCCAGCTTCTTCATCTTCTGCTGGCGAGGCACGTTCTTCCCGGCCTCCCAAGCCTGTACGGACTGAGGGGTCACACCCATTTCGCGGGCCAGTTCTGACTGGTTCCAGCCCTTCTGTTCGCGCAAGAACGCGATGCGTTTTCCGATGCTGTTCATGCCGCTAACGATACAACCGCCGGTTGTAACTGGCATTGCAATTCTCCCTTGTAAAATCCTTTGCTTCCCTGTAACTTTGCGTTGTAGTTCGAGATAAACGGAGTTCCACATGAACGAAAACGCCGCCACTCGTGCTGCGGCTGCAGCGGGTGGGCAGTCAGCTCTCGCCAGGCTTCTTGGCTGTTCTCCTCAGGCCGTACAGCGCATGTGCGCTACCGGTCGAGTGCCAGCCGAACGTGTTTTGCAGATCGAGGCGGCCAGCGGCGTTTCTCGTCACGAGCTTCGTCCTGATCTGTACCCGAAGTCGCGGAAGCGAGCTGCTGCATAAGAGACATCCCTGTCCGTGGTTTCCATGGTTCCCATCTTAGGGCCAGCGGATCGGACAGGTAAGCGAAGCGGGGAGGGTGTGGATTCATCCAGTACCCGGAACTGCAGGCAATAAAAAACCCGGGATGACGGCCCGGGTTCTTCAACAACACAACGCAGGAAGGACTTTAGCATATGACTTACGGATTCATCTACTGCCTCGGAAACGAGGCCATGCCAGGGATCTTCAAGATCGGCATGACCGAGCGCGCACCAAGCCAGCGTTGTTCAGAGCTGACCAGCGCAACTGCAGCTCCGGCTCCTTTCGACCTGTTGTTCTACGGCGAAGTCGATTCACCTTCGATCATTGAGCGCGAGATCCACAACGAGTTCTTTCTGGAGCGCGTCAGCGAGAACCGAGAGTTTTTCCGCGGTACTGCGGCTATGTACCTGGACGCTCTGGAGAAGTGGTGCAGCTCTGTAGCTGTCACTAACACCGGCCGCTATTACCTCACCACTGAGGACTACCTGCGCGGCCTCATGGCGGCAACTGACGACGAAGCGCGCGTCAGCTACCTGATCGATATGGCCCGCTTGGATGGCGTGCAGATGTGGGCTGCTGATGGGCTTGTTCAGTTCAGCTGCCCGCTGACCTTGGTACCACATTGGCTGATCGCCGCTGCGGCAACCGCAAAGTCTCTTCTGCTGCAGTACCTGCCTTCTGAGTGCCCAGTTAAGAAGAAGTCTGTGGCTATGCTGGAGGTGGTCAAGTGAGCACGATCATTATGACCCAGTGCTGGCCGCTGCAGGGCATGTCTGCCGCGCAGAAGGCCGTACTGATCTCCCTAGCCGACAATGCGAACGACGAGGGCGTTTGCTGGCCTGCCATTGCCACCATCGTCAAGCGTACCTGCCTGTCTGAGCGCGCTGTGCGCAACGCTATCCGCTGGCTGGAAGACTCCAAGGTCATCGCCAGCCATCAGCGTCATGGCCGTTCCACCTGGTACACCGTAACCCCGGCATCTTATGCCCCCGGCACCTCGTGCCCCCCGGCACCAGATGCCGCCCCACCCCGGCAGGACGTGCCCCCCACCCCGGCACCAGATGCCCCCAGAACCGTAAAGGAACCATCAATTGAACCGCAAGAAGGTGCTAGCGCACCTGTCGCCAAGTCGCCCCGCAAGGTTTCGGTTCCAGTGCAAGCGATTGTCGACCTATTCAACGAGACGCTCCCTGAGCTGCCAACCGTCGTCCTGATCAACAAGGGCCGCCAGGCCACAGTGAAGGCCCGCTGGAACGACAGCGAGGTTCATCAGGACCTGGACTTCTGGCGCGACTTCTTCGAGTCGGTACGCAGCAGCGATTTCCTGATGGGCAAGACCCAAGGCCGTGACGGCAAGCCTTTCCGCTGCAGCTTCGACTGGCTGCTGTGCCCGTCGAACTTCGTGAAGGTCGTTGAGGGTAACTACCATGCATGATCCCTACAGCCTCGAAGCCGAGCAGGGCGTCCTGGGCGCGATGATGATCCGCCCCGAGCTGATCGACACCCTGAGCGATGGCCTAACCCCGAGCGATTTCTACTTCGCCGACAACGAAGAAGTGTTCCGCGCAATCCTTGAGATGCACGGCAAGGGTGAAGGCGTCGATTACATGACCGTCGCCGAGCATATCGGCACCCTGCAGAGCGGCGATTTCGCCCTGGGCTATACGGCCACCCTTCACAAGAACACCCCGAGCGTCGCCAACGCCGCGACCTATGCCCGTATCGTCGCGGACCGCGCCACTGAGCGTGCCCTGATGGCCTGCGGCGAGCGCATCCACGAGATTGCCTGCAGCGACCAGGATGTGGCCGACAAGGTTGCTGCCGCTCAAGCAGAGGCGATGGCCATTCAGACCGGAGTCGGTGATGACGAAGTGGTCATGGCCGCCGACATCCTCAACGAGCAAGTTGAGGTATGGCAGGAGCGCCAGGATCGCCATACCCGCGGAGAAACACTGATCGGCCTGTCTACCGGCCTGACTGATCTGGATGAGATCACTGGAGGCCTGCAGCCCGAGCAACTGATCATTGTTGCCGGCCGTCCCGCGATGGGAAAAACAACCCTCGCAATGGGCTTTGCCGCTGATGCCGCGATCCGTCAGGGTAAATCAGTTCTCGTCTTCAGCCTGGAGATGAGCAAGGGTCAGCTGATTGACCGCATGACTGCGGCAGAGGGCAAGGTCCCGCTGAAGCTGATCAAGAACGGCACCGCGGCTTTTGACTACGGCTCGCAGATGATTGCAGCCGGCGCGCTGATCAAGCGTGCTCGCCTGGCCATTGCCGACCGGGCGGGGCTGACCATGAACCGAATTCGGGCAATCGCTCGCAAGCACAAGATGCGGCGCGGCCTCGACCTGATCGTTATCGACTACCTGCAGCTGCTGGACGGCAACGGTGGAAGCGGTAATCGCACCGAGGAAGTCAGCGCAATGAGCCGTGGCGCCAAGCTGCTCGCTCGCGAATTGAAGATCCCGGTTGTGATGCTCTCCCAGCTCTCGCGCAAGTGCGAAGAGCGACCGAACAAGCGCCCAATCCCTGCTGACCTGCGCGAGTCCGGCGCAATCGAGCAAGACGCCGACGTGATCCTCTTCGTCTACCGCGACGAGGTTTACAACGAGAACAGCGAGTACAAGGGCGTCGCCGAAATCATCATCGGCAAGGGCCGGGACATCGAAACCGGCACCGTCCGCGCTGCGTTCCGTGGCGACATCAACCGCTTCGACAACCTGGCCGCCGGCTGGCAAGAGCCAGAAGACCGCCCCGCAAAGCCAGCCAAGGTCGCAAGCCTCGCTGGTCGCTACGGGAGGCCCGCATGAAGCACATCAACGAACTCCTCGAATCCCGACTCGAGCAAATGGAACCCCAGCAGGAGACGGCCATGAACCGTATGCGCATTCGCAACCTGCTCGCCAAGGTCCGCGCCAAGCGCGCCGAACGCCGGAGGGCTGCCGCATGAATACCCGCCAGCAGCACGCCATCCAGCTCCTGCAGCGCCAGGGCTACCAGATACGACACACAACCGGGGCAGGCATAGGCCTATCCCGCGGCAATGACCATCGCGTCGTCTGTGCTGACGGAAGCACCCAGCGCGGCGTAGGAGCGAGCAAATGAGCAAGTACGACGAACTGAAGCGGCTGGCTGAGGCTGCGAACGCGATCGTCGGTGACGTGGATTTCCACTTCACCATCGCGCGCGCGGGCGGCTGCGACCAGGCCGAAGTGGACGCTGTTGCTGCCTTCCTTGGAAAGGCCAACCCCCACGCCATCCTCGAATTGATCACGGAGAACGAGCGGCTGCGGGAACAGTGCGAACTGAACGACTTGGTGCACGGCACGAAAGGTCATGAGCGTCTGGCCATGCTCCTGAAGGCTGACGCAGATCGTGCCAGCTACTGGAAGCAGCGTGCCAAAAGCGCAGAGGGCCACCTTTACGCGGGCGACATGCATCAGGCAGCGCGAGAGCTGCATAAGCGTACGAGCCATTCAGGCACTCCGTGGGATGAACTGACTGTTGCCCAGCGTGCGCGGATTGAAGGTGCCGTTCTGGCTGTTGTCGCGGCTGTAAACGCACAGCGTGATGCGCGGCATCCAGTCGATTGCAACATGGAGTCCTCGAAATGACCGACTACATGGAAATCACCGAAGCCTTCCACCAGGCCCGCACAGCCCCCGACGCCCTCGAGCGCGCATTCAGTGTTGAGGAAGGCGTTCGTATAGGTGGCGTGGCGCTGGTACAGGCCAGGCTGCAGGGGAAGGGCGCTGAGTTCTGCATCGACTGCGACGAGGAGATTCCGGCCAAGCGTCGCGCGGCTGCTCCGTGGGCAGAGCGCTGCATCTCCTGCCAGGACGACCACGACAAGCGGGAGGCGCGCCGTGTATGAGCTTTCTCTATTCACGGGCGTTGGTGGCGGCCTGCTCGCAAGCCACCTGCTCGGCATCACTCCTGTCTGCGCAGTCGAGCACGACGTGCACTGTCAGCGGGTACTGGTCCAGCGACAAAACGATGGAGCTCTCCCTCCATTCCCCATCTGGGATGACGTTCGAACGTTTGACGGCCTACCGTGGCGCGGAATTGTTGACCTCGTATCTGGAGGCTTTCCCTGCCAGGCCTTCAGCACTGCCGCTGCTGGACGCAACAACGCTGAAAACCTTTGGCCGGAGATGCGCCGGATCGTGGCAGATGTCGCTCCCAGGCTTGTCTTCGCCGAGAACGTCGCCGAGCGAGCAATTGAAGAAGCCGGACGCGACCTCGTTCGCATGGGTTACCAAGTCCGAATGCTTCCCCTCTCCGCGGCAGACCTGGGTGCTGACCACGTTCGGCAGCGCTACTGGCTACTTGCACACGCCGACGACCAAGGCGAACTACTGCGCCGATTCAATGCAGAAGTGGCCGGCCGCGCGCGAGTTCCGGCGAGTGTTTGGGCGTCCGAGCCCGGCAATCCACGAGTGGCTGATGGGATGGCCGGAAGGGTGGACCGATACCGCTCCTCTGGAAACGGGCAAGTGGCAGCAGTGGCTTACGCAGCATTCGTTGAGCTCGCTGCCAGCTTTGAAGGAGGCCGCGTAAATGGCTGAGAAGATCCGCGTCTCGCATATCGGCGAGCTCTCCCAGGTCAACGCCGCGATTCGTGCAAAGGGCTTCCCTTGCACGGTGACTATCACCGGCGCCAGTCGATCGCTACCGCAGAACTCCCTTTTCCATAAGTGGTGCGCAGAGATCGCGGCGTTCTTCGTCTCGATGGGGAAGACGACCTTTGCCACAGGCGCCGCCATGAATGAAGTGAACATGAAGCGGAACCTGAAGCAGACCTTCCTTGGCGAGGAAGAGATTGAGGATATCGACCTCCGTACCGGCGAGATCACCAAGCGCTCAGAGCTGCGCCACACCAGCGACCTCGACAAGGGCGAGATGCACGCCTTCATGACCTGCGTCGACAAGTGGGCTATGGAGCACGGCATCTACCTCTCGCACCCTGAGGACAGCGAGTACATGCGGATGCAGCGCGATTTCGGGGAGGCAGCATGAAAGGCAAAGCCCCCTCTGCCGAGCAGAAGCGCTACCACGACCTGCTGGCCCGTCACATCGGCTGCATTGCCTGCCATCGCGACACGGCAGGCCATCAGCGCAACCACGTCGTGAGCATTCACCACGTCGACGGCCGCACCAAGCCTGACGCGCACTGGCTGGTTCTTCCGCTGTGCGCCGGCCATCACCAAGACGGCTACGGCGCGCCGGGCCTCGTCGCCGTTCACCCCTACAAGGCCCGCTTCGAGTTGGCCTATGGGAAGCAGGAAACACTCATCCGCGACTGCGCCCTGCAGTTGCTTGATATGGGGCTGACGCTGCCGGCGCGGGTCATGGAATTGATCGGACTGGAGCAGGCGGCATGAGTATGTCCGGACACCAGTCGCCCGTCATGGGCACCGATGAATGGCTGACGCCGCCGGAGATTCTGGCCGCGCTTGGTCCGTTTGACCTCGATCCATGCTCGCCGCACGAATCTCGCCGCCCGTGGCCGACCGCTGCCAAGCATTACTGCAAGGAAGATGACGGCCTAGCGCAAGAGTGGCAGGGCCGCGTCTGGATGAATCCTCCGTTTGGCCGTGAGGCAACCAAGTGGATGCGCAAGCTGGCCGCACACGGCAATGGCATTGCGCTGATCCCGGCGCGCACTGAGACGGCCATGTTCTTCGAGTCGGTATGGGGCGCAGCTGATGCCGTCCTGTTCCTGCAAGGCCGCCCGCACTTCCACCGTGTAGACGGCAGCCGGGCAGCATTCAACTCGGGCGCGCCGATCTGCCTGGTCGCCTACGGGTTGGCCAATGTCGCCGCCCTGGAGCGCTCCGGTCTCGGCCAGCTGGTCCCGGTGCTACGGAGGTCCGCATGAAGACCTGCCCCGTAGACGCCACCCACAAGACCACCGGCTACAGCCTACGGCAGACCCTGTACTGCCACGACTGCCGCAAGGAACACCCATGGCCGCTAAAGCCCGGCCAGCTCCCCCTGATCGCAAACAACAGAGCAACGAGGAAGCCGCAATGACTGACGCAAACAAACTCGCACAAACCCTGGCCGAGCGCGGCAGCCGTTACGGCGACTTCACCGACCACGCCCGGATCTGCCAGAACCTGAAACGCACCATGTGCGCCGAGGCCGGCTGGGGTCGCCTGACCGACGTACAGAAGCAATCGCTCGATGTCATCGCTGACAAGGTGGGTCGCATCCTCTCCGGCGACCCGAATTACGCCGACAACTGGCACGACATTCAGGGCTACGCGAAGTTGGCCGAAGACCGCCTGCCGGCAGAGTTCGGCCAGCAGAACACCATCGACTGCCGCAGCGCTGAGCAGAAGGCGGCCCAGGCATGAAGATCAGCGCAATCGACTTACAGGCGAGGCTAGGCGATGACGGCGAGCACTACGACGGCCTCGGCCGGGAATGGCTCATTCAATCTGGCCTAATTGCCAGCAGCGGAGAGGGCGCTGATCGAAGCGGACAAAACGGCCTGCTTCATCCGGTGGAAGTGTCACGGCCTGCCGGAGAAGGAGAAGCAGAGGCTCGGGCCGCAGCTGCTGGCAGCTGTTCCCGAGAGTGCGCGTCCTGCCGTTGTGGCGGCGCTGAAGGCGAGGGGGAGTAGATGACCGAAGTCCTGCTGCCCTGGCCGCCGAAGGAACTCAGCCCTAACTCGCGCAAGCACTGGCGAGCCAAGGCGCCGATCGCCAAGAAGTACCGTGCCGACTGCCATCTGCTTTGTAAGGCAGCCGGGCTGGTAATGCCGGAAGGCCGCGCACTGCTCGCAATCGAGTTCCTGCCGCCCGACCGGCGCAAGCGGGACGACGACAACATGCTCGCCGCATTCAAGGCTGGCCGTGACGGCCTGGCGGATGCGCTTGGCATCGATGACAACCGGTTCGTGACTCAGCTCAGCGTGAGCGACGAAACAGTAAAGGGCGGCGCGGTACGCGTTCGCATCATGCAGTACACCTCGGGGGAGGCCGCTTAATGGCAGCACGCAAACACGATGACGCAACGCTGATACGGGCGCTTGCGCAGAACAGCAACGCCAAGGCGGCGGCGCTGCTCGGGCTGGACATCCGCAACGTGGAGCGGCACCGGACGCGCCTGATTCGCCTCGGCCTGCTGCAGTCGGCATCGGCGCCGGTCGAGATGGCGAGCGCCACCGCGGAGACCTACGTCATCACCGCCGCCGTGAATGCCACCAAGGCGCACGCCGGCTTCCTCAAGACGCTGCAGCTGTATTGCTCCATGCGCGGCGCCCGGCTGATCGTGATCCCCATGCGCTACAAGAACCCGACTCGCCGGGATGAAGTGGCCGATGATGACTGGTGGGATGCACGTCTGTTGCCGTACATCACCCACGAGCGGACCAAGATCGCCCCAGGGCTGGTCGTGCTGGCGGATATCAAGATCCAGCCGACGGCGGTCAAGCCGCTGCAGGGCTGGCTGACCGTCTCCGGACGTGACTCTGCCATCCTGGGGCACACCAAGATCGCGCTCGAGTCTGTCGCTACCCGCATGGGTGATCCGGCCAAGCTGGTACTGACCACTGGCGCCTGCACCGTTGAGCAGTACAGCGACACCAACGCCGGCAAGAAGGGCGAGTTCCACCACACGCTCGGCGCGGTAGTCGTCGAGGTGGACGGCCCGCGCAACCACATCCGCCATATCTGCCCGATGAAGGATGGCAGCTTCATCGACCTCGACACGAAGTACACCGTCAAAGGGCCTGAAAAGGCGCCACGCGCTGAAGTGCTGACGATGGGCGACATCCATGCAGAGATGGCCGACCCGAGCGTTACGGAGGCAACCAGAGCCCTTGCCGCGCTGATCCAGCCGAAGCACCTGGTTCTGCATGACGTGCTGAACTTCGGATCGGCCAGCCATCACAGCAAGTTCTTTGAGAAGTTCCGCCGCCACGTAGAGGGCACCTCGAGCGTGCTGCACGAGCTGAAGAAGACCGCGCGCCACGTCGACGACCTGGCCTCGTTCGCCGACCAGACGATCATGGTCAACTCAAACCATCACGACCACTTCACTCAGTGGCTCGAGAAGGCCGAGAACGCCAACGACCTCGAGAACGCCATCGTCTTCCACGAGACCAAGGCCGTCATGCTCAAGGCCATTGCTGACGGCGATTACTGCGACCCGTTCCGCTACTGGATGGACTGCCTGATGGAGCGTGGCGATCGGCTCAAGTGGCTGCGGCCTGACGAGTCGTTCATGCGCTTCGGCATCGACTTCAGCAACCACGGCCACCGCGGCCCGAACGGTGCGCGCGGCAGCACCCAGGCATTCGCCACCGTAGGAGCCAAGGTCACTCACGGCCACGGCCACGGCGCGCGGATCATTGACGGCGCCCACTCGGTCGGTACCAGCTCGCAGATGAACATGGGCTACAACGCCGGCTCGCTGAGCAGCTGGACCCACAGTCACGACATCACCTACGCCAACGGCAAGCGGACGCTCATTCACTGCGTCGGCGGTACCTTCTTTCGCCGCGATGCGGCAGCAGCACGGGGAGCAGCAGCATGACCTATCGCAACGTGGTTTCCGCAGTAGTCCGCGCCCTGGCGTCGGAGGTGATCAACTCGGCAGGGGGCTGTGACTTTCAACCGAAGGTGCAGGCTGCTCGCGTACCGGGTGTCATCTGCGGCAAGGAAGCAGCATTCCTGACTGACTGCTGGGTACATGGGCGACTGCACAAGGCGCTGCCTGTCGGCCTGTGGCTGGCTCTCGTCGCCAAGTACAGCACCCATCTGGAGCGCAAGCACGACGCCATGATGGCGCTTGCCGGGGCCGTGAAGTCTCCGGCGCCCGAGCGGTTCGTTCAGTGTGCCGTCGCCACATGGGCATTCCCGAAGCTGCCTGGTGCAGAAGGGAAGCGCAGCACGAGCGTATTGCCTGCCGCATGGTATGAGCTTGACCGCTGGGACGAAGACGGCCGCCCGCAGAAGACACTGGAGCGGTGGCGCCGGGACATTCGCCGTGACTTGGAGCGCCAGGTGGATCAGGCGCTTGTCGAGGCGCAGGAGATCCTCGGTAATGAGGGGTTGATTGCTGAGCAAGCGGCATAAACAGCAGATTTGCTCAAAAAAGCGCAGATTTGTGCAAATCAGCTATTGCATCCTGTGAGCCAATGAGCCATCCTATGCCTATCTTGGTCATTTCACGCGTTGAGATGGCCGAGAGCGATCTGGTAGTGGAAGTGGTTAACACGCCGAGGGGAGATGCAGGTTCGAATCCTGCTCAGATCGCAGCAGGTGAATGCGCAGGCTGATGCGCATGAAACAGGAAACCAGCGTCTCGTGTCCTGCCGGCAAATCCGAGATCGAGTGACGCAAGCCGGAGATCAGCACCGGCCACCTGCACCAATTCAAGAAACCGACCTCTGAGTCGGTTTTTTTATGCCGATCGAAAGCCGATCCGCGCTTCAGTCGGCAATCAAATACCAGTTTCGGGCGCTAAAGGCCGTTTGAATGGCTCGCCACCATGCGCCCAACCCTCTTCCGGCCCCATGCCTGCCTCCTTGCTCATAGGCGGATCGCACGCGCATGTGAGGCCGGACCAAACACCAACGAGACTCCACTATGACCACAGAGCAGCAGACTCTCGCGGACATGCCGTTCTGGCTGCTCGTGCTGATTTCAATGGCAGGGCTCTCCGGGGAGATGCTGCGCGCATCCGGCGAAGACCTCACGATGGGCCAGATCACCAAGCGGGTGGCATTGCGCTTCGGTGCGTCCGGGTTCCTTGGCATGAGTACGCTGATGCTCGCCTTGGCTGCTGGCTCGAAGATCTACATGGCCGGCGGACTCGGCATCGTCGTCGCAGTACTCGGCGCTGATGTGGCTGGCGGGCTCTATACCCAGTGGCTCGCAAAGAAGGCCGGCATCCGCCCGGAGTGACCGCATGAAACGCCCCCTCGCCATCCTGATCATCCTCTACCTCACAGCATGCGTATGCCTGATGGTGGGGATGGAGGCGTGGAAGTGGGCTAGGCGAGAGTGTAAGTGCCGCACAAGGCGGCACAGGTAGGCTAGCGAACTACGAGCGCTTCTTGGATCTGGTCTGCGTACTTCGACAGGTTCTGCATCTCGTTCTCCAGGTGCACATCGCCTGCCGAGACTCTTGCTGCAATGAGCTCCATTGCCGCAGCTACTGCATGAGCTCGTTTCGACCCGGGCGCCGTGCCGGCTTCGGGGCGCGCTGAGAGGGCTGAGTTGTTCAGTGTTTCGGACATCGCAAATGGTCCTCATTGGTTGTGGCGGGAGGAGAACAGTAGCTGCAAAGCTGGCTGTCAACAATTGACTGGGCGCAACTTAAGCAGCACGAGAGTAGATAGCGATGCCTGTTCGGCCGTCTCGCCTATGCATGGAACCAGGATGCAAGAAGCCATCCGTGACTGGCTCGCATCGCTGCCAGCTCCACAAGGTAGAGGCGAGCGAACGCAAGGCTGAAGTCCGCAAGGAAGTCCATCGCGATTACAACCAGCGGCGGGATGAGTCCGACAGCTTCTACAAGACCGAGCGCTGGAAGAAGCTGAGCGCCTACTACCGAAGGCATCACCCTGTGTGTGAGTGCTGCAATGGCGCAGCAAGCGACATCACCGACCACATCAAGCCATACAAGACTCACCCGGAGCTTGGGCTTGACTGGGATAACCTGCGAGCCCTGTGCCGGTCATGCCATAACCGAATAGGCGAGCGCGTAGGCCTCAAGGCGGATTCCAGCAGCCCGGGGTAGGGTGGGGGAGGGCGGGTTGAAAGTCTGGCAAAAATCGAATCCCGAACGACGGGGGGAGCCAAATTTTCACACCGTCAAAATTCACATTCCAAAATTTGAGGTAGCGACATGGCCCGAAAGCCAACCGCTCCGCACCTCAAGGTCCTGCAGGGCACAAGCCGACCGGATCGCGAAGTGCAGGACGCTCCTGAATACGATTTGATCGAAGAGTTTCCCGAAGCGCCAATCCACCTGAACCCGGACGGCGCCGAGATGTGGAATCGCCTAGGGCCGCAACTGGTCGCCGCGCGCGTGCTGCAGGTTGTCGACCTGTTCTCTCTGGAGCAGCTGTGTTTTTCCTGGCAGCGGTTCCGTATGAAGGCCAAAGCCGGGATGGAGATGACCGCCGCGGAAGATACGGCGCTTAAGGCGCTGTTCTCTGAGTTTGGCATGACCCCGGCCAGCCGCCGCAAAGTGGCTTCTGGTGGAGAGAAGCCGGCTGGAAACAAGTTCGCGTCCAACGGACGACCACAGAAGGCATAGCGCTATGGCAAACGGTCGCGATTACGTGAAGATCGCGACCGACTACGCCAAGGGCGCGATTGCTGACAAGAAGCGCAAGAAACACGGCAAGCTGATTCGCCAGGCCGCCCAGCGGTTCCTCGATGACCTGAAACGTGCCAAGCGCAAAGACTGCCCGTTCATATTCGATCCATGGCACGCAAACGATCCATGCGACTTCATTGAGAAGCTGCCGCACGTCGAAGGGAAGTGGGACAAACCAGAAATCGTGATGCACCCGTCCCACGTTTTTTTTGTGGTGCAGCTGTTCGGCTTTCGAAAGCGTGAAGGGGCAGAAATAGAGGGCTGGGGTTACTTCCGGCCGCGCCGCTTCACATCGGCGCTTTTCGCTGTAGCTCGGAAGAACGCGAAGTCAACGCTTTCATCCGGGATTCTCCTTTACTGCCAGTGCTGCGAGCCGGAAGAGGGCGCACAGGTAATCAGCGCAGCGACGACCTTCCCGCAGGCATCAATCATCTTCAACACCGCTAAGCGGATGGTTGAGAAGACCGCTGACCTGCGGGAAGCCTTTGGGCTTGAGGTATGGGCGAAGGCGATCAGTCGCGCGGAAACCGGCGCAACCTTCAAGCCAATCCATGCCAAGGCATCTACACAGGACGGCCTGAACCCATCTCACGTCGGCCTGGATGAGATCCATGCTCACAAGAGCGCCGATCTGCTCAACGTTCTGACGTCGGCCGCAGGTGCGCGCAGCAACCCGCTTTGGCTCTATACAACGACCGAGGGCTATACGAACCCTGGCCCTTGGGCAGAGCTTCGGATGTTCGCCAAAAAGCTGCTGGCTGGCCTGTTCGGCACCACTGCTGACCACTTCCTCGTGGTGTTCTACGCGGTTGATGAGGAGGACAAGTCGGCAGGCATCAAGGCGGATGAAGAATTTGACGAAAAGGTCTGGATCAAGGCCAATCCGCTGATGGACGTCAATCCGCACCTCATGGCGGCTATCCGCAAAGAGGCGGTAGAGGCGAAGCAGATGCCCTCGAAGCTGGCCGAGTTTCGTATCAAGCGACTCAATCGGCCGGCATCCACCGCTGATGGCTGGATTGACCTTACCAAATGGCAAGCCTGCGGCGGTCCAGTCGGCCTTGAATGGCTGCGTGGCTATCCATGCTGGGGAGGTCTTGACCTCGCTAGCACGGCGGACATGTGCTCCTTCCGTTTGGTCTGGCTGGTTGACGGGGTTTACTACACCTACGGCTGGCGCTGGGCGCCAGAAAGCGCCGTCGCCTACCGGACTGAGCGTGGCACTGTTCCCTATCAGTCATGGGTCGAGTCTGGGCTGCTCAAGCAGACAGAGGGCAACGTCACCGACTACGGCGTCATCGAGAAAGACGTTTGCGCAATCTGCCAGGACTTCAACGTCCAGCTCATTGCCTATGACCGATGGAACGCAAGCGACCTGGTTAACCGGCTGGTCGAGGCGGAACTGCCAATGGTCGAGTTCATCCAGGGGCCGCGTTCCTATCATCCTGCTATGCAGACGCTAGAGCGCGCCTACATCTCCGGGAATCTTGCCCACGGCGGCGACCAGATTCTGAACTGGTGCGCTTCCAACCTGATTGCCAGGCGCGATGACAACTTGAACATGGCTCCGGACAAGAAGCGCAGCGCCGACAAGATCGACGACATGGCAGCTCTGTTGATGGCGATCGGTGTATCAACCGTCGAAACCGAAGAAGCGGATGACGACGATTTCATGAACGCAATACGGGACCCACTGATCGCATGAGCGCACTGACTGCATTTCTGCTGGCATCGCTGGCTGGCTTCGGCTTGCTGTGCGCGGGGGTCTGGATGCTGGCCGGCACCGCCTGGGCGCTGATCGCCGGATCTTGCTCCATGTTTTGCATTGCTGGATTTATCCGAAGAGGGATGACAGATGAATAAGTCCCTTCTGCGGACCATTTCTAGGTCTGCTAGCAGGCCATCGGCTGGGCTGAGTGAATGGCTTGGGAAGACGATTCGGCTATCTGACGGGGCGTTCTGGGGGCAGTTCGTCGGCGGGCAGTCAAGTTCAGGAAAAAGCGTAAGCGTTGATACTGCAATGCGGGTCTCAGCGGTGTGGGCTTGCGTTCGATTGATCGCTGAAACGATCGCAACGCTTCCGCTTGGCCTGTACCGCCGCCTTCCAGACGGCAGTCGTGAGATGGACACCAGTCACCCGCTCTACAGCGTACTGGCGGTTTCGCCTAACGAGCACATGAGCCCGGTGCAGTTTTGGGAGGCGATGCTCGCGAGCATGCTTCTGCGGGGCAATGCCTTTGCGCAGATACATCGTTCTGCTGGCCGGGTAGTCGCGCTGAGCTTCTTGCTCCCGCACCGTATGCAGTTAGTAACTGAGAACGGGAGCATCCGCTACTTCTACAGCTTCAGCGATGGAGAGCGGGAGCTTCAATCCAGCGAAGTTCTTCATATCCCGGCGTTTTCGCTTGACGGCCGAATCGGGCTGTCCCCGATCAGCTATGGCGCCGACATCATCGGATCGGCAATTTCGGCCGACGATGCAGCGAACGGGACCTTCAAGAACGGCATGATGCCGACGGTAGCCTTCAAGGTTGACCGGGTACTCAAGCCGGAGCAACGAGACGAGTTCCGCAAATACGTAGAGACGGTGAGCGGCGCCATGAACGCCGGCAAGTCCCCGGTCCTTGAGGCTGGGGTGACGCCGGAGTCGATTGGCATCAATCCGACCGACGCGCAATTGCTGGAGACGAGAAGCTGGAGCGTCGAGGAGGTTTGCCGGTTCTTCCGTGTTCCGCCTTGGATGGTCGGGCACACCGAGAAGAACACCAGCTGGGGCTCCGGCCTGGAGCAGCAGGTCATTGGCTTCCTGACGTTCTCCCTAAGTACCTGGTTGCGCCGCATCGAGAAGGCCGTACTCAAGCAGCTGATGTCGCCAGGTGAGAGGCTTACGCACTACGCGGAATTCGCCCTGGAAGGCTTGTTGCGTGCCGATAGCGCCGCGCGCGCTTCCTTCTACAGCACGATGGTCCAGAACGGCATCTATACCCGCGACGACTGCCGCGTCCGTGAAAACCTGCCGCGCCGCGGTGGAAACGCGGACGTGCTGACGGCGCAAACGAACCTCGCACCACTCGACGCACTGGGGCAATCCAGCGACGGCCAGGCCGCACGCGCAGCCCTGCAGAACTGGCTAACCGCCGATCTCCCCAAGGAGTAATCCATGCAACTCAAAATCCAGGCTCGCGGCCTTCGCAGCGAGCTGAGCCCGCGTGCGCTCGAAAAGTGGAATCCGGCTATCCAGGCCGCAGTAGAAAGCACCTCTGACACCATCACGATCTATGGCGTTATCGGTGAGGACTGGTACGGCGATGGCGTGACCGTGAATCGGATTGACGCCGCCTTGCGCGCTATCGGCGATCGAGATGTGACCGTTTATATCAACTCCCCGGGCGGCGACATGTTCGAGGGAATCGCCATCTACAACCGCCTGCGCGAGCACAGTCACAAGGTGACTACGAAGGTGCTCGGCATGGCGGCAAGCGCCGCCTCGATTATCTATCTCGCCGGATCTGAGCGGCAGGTCGCTAGCAGCGCCTTCCTGATGATCCACAACTGCTGGACGGTGCTCGCCGGAAACCGCCACTACCTGCGCGACGTCGCCGACGACATGCAGGAATTCGACGCTGCCATGGCCGACCTATACGCCGAAACGAGCGGGCAGCCAGTAGCGGACATGGCCGAGATGATGGATGACGAGACGTTCATCCGCGGCAAGCGCGCCGTCGAGCTTGGCTTGGCTACCGGACTCCTGTCTGCCGACGAGGTTGCCGAGCGCGATACCGAAGAGAGCCGGCAGAACAACGCGCTGAAAGCGATGGACGTGGCCCTGGCGAAGGCCGGGATGCCGAGGTCCGAGCGGCGCGAACTCTTCGCCAGTTTCAAGTCCAGTACGCCTCGCGCTGCTGGCGGGAGCACGCATAACGCTGCTCCGACCGACAAGCAGAACGCTGTCGCGCCTGACCTCACCGCGTCACTGAGCGCGGCAACCACTCTTCTCCAAACTCTGAAAGGTAACTGACCATGGACTTTGAAGCCCAGGTAAAAGAACTCAACTCCAGCCTGAAAGGCATCGGTGACCAGATCAAGGCCCAAGCCGAAGCCACCCAGAAGGAAATCGCCCGCACTGGCGAAATGCACGCTGAAACCCGCGTGAAGGTGGACGAACTGCTCAGCAAGCAGGGCGAGCTCTCTGCGCGCCTGCAGGAAGCCGAGCAGAAGCTGGTCAACGCCAGCAATGGCGGCCGCAACCAAAGCGAGCGGCAGAAGTCTGCCGGTGAACTGGTAGTCGGCAGCGACCAGATGGAAGGCGTCAATGCATCCTTCCGCGGCTCCCGTCGCGTGTCCGTTCCGCGCGCAGCCATCACCTCCGCCCCGGCTTCTGGTGGCGCCCTGGTCGGCGCTGACCGTCGCCCGGAAATCATCATGCCGCCGGAGCGTCGCCTGACCATCCGTGACCTGATCGCGCCAGGGACCACCGATAGCAACGCCATCGAGTACGTCCGCGAAACCGGCTTCACCAACAACGCCGCCGCGGTGGCTGAAGGTGGCGCTAAGCCGTACTCGGACCTGGTATTCGAGCTGGTCAACGCGCCGGTTCGCACCCTGGCCCACCTGTTCAAGGCAAGCCGCCAGATCCTCGACGACTCGTCCGCGCTGCAGAGCTACATCGATGCCCGCGCGCGCTACGGCCTGCTCACCGTAGAAGAGCAGCAGCTCCTGTACGGAAACGGCACTGGCGCCAACCTGCAGGGCCTGATGACCCTGGCAGAAACCTATGCCGCTCCTGGCGGAATCGTGGTGACTGGCGAGCAACGCATCGACCGCCTGCGCCTGGCACTGCTGCAAGCCGAACTGTCCGAGTTCCCGGCTGACGGCATCGTCCTCAACCCGATTGACTGGGCTGCAATCGAGCTTACCAAGGACGGTGAAGGTCGTTACATCGTCGGCCAGCCGCAGGAAGGCACCGCCGCCCGTCTGTGGAATCGTCCGGTCGTGGCTACCCAGGCCATGCAGCAGGACGAGTTCCTGACCGGTGCGTTCCGCCTCGGCGCTCAGATCTTCGACCGCATGGACGTCGAGATCCTGATCTCCACCGAGAACGACAAGGACTTCGAGAACAACATGGTGACCATCCGCGCCGAAGAGCGCCTGGCGTTCGCTGTGTATCGCCCGGAGGCCTTCGTGACCGGTGCTCTGACCGTCACTCCGTAAGCCACCATAGGCGCCCCGCTTGGGGCGCCTTTCAGGAGGATTGTTCATGGCTCGTCCAAGAAAGGTCGCCCCTGCGGCTGACTCTTCCAGCGAAACGGCTAACGCCGTCGCAAGCCCCGAGACAAATCCCTCGGAGGTCACCATCTACCCGCTGCGCTCCTACATGGATGCCGGCGAGATCAAAAGTCGCGGCGGGCCGGGTTATACGGTCCCGAAGCGACACGCCGACGCCCTGGTCGCTCAGCGCGTGGCAAGCACCACAAAGCCTGACGGCGACAAGTAAGGAGCCATCCCATGCCAATGCCGACTCTCGCAGACCTGAAAACGCACCTGCGTATTCGGCACACGCAGGAGGATGATGACTTGCAGATGAAGCTGGATGCCGCGATTGACCATGCAAGCCAATTCATCAGTCGCCCGATCCCATGGCTCGATGATGAAGGCGCCGCGGTCGACGTTCCTCACAGCGTGCGGCTGGCGATCCTGATCATCGCTGCAGAGCTTTACGCCAACCGCGAGGAAGGTGTCGTAGGAACGATCTACACCAAGATCCCGAAAGCAGAAAACATGCTGCACTTCTACCGAGTGGGGCTTGGGGTATGAGAGCCGGAAGACTCGACACGCCAGCCGACCTGCTGAGGCTGGACGCTGAAGTGCGGCCATGCGTCGTGGATTGGATTTGGATCGGCATCAGAGCGAAGGACTCCGGCGACGTCCAGGCGCCATCCAGCTTGCGCAACCCTGGAAAGGTGGAAGTGCGGGCATGGTGGGATGATCGCCTGCAGATCGGGCGATATCTCCGCGCAGGCGGCAGGCTGCTGCTGATCGATAGCGTGCGAGACGTTGCGGGTGATCGCGCCGAGGCCGTTATCACCTGTAGCGAGTTGGTAGGCCTTGCTGGCGAGTACCGCCCGCAGGGCGGCATCCCGGTTCCGTGTCGGGCTCACCTGACTCATGAAGCGCCGTATCGCGATGAAATGGGGCAGGTGACCGATTATCGAACCAAGGCTGAGGTTGCCCTGATTGAGGTTGGCCGGCCTCAAGTCGACGACCAGCTGGTCATCGATGGCGCGCGGTACTCCGTGATTGCTTATGCCGATGAGACAGACGACGGTGTCGTTCGAGGCCTCTGGCTGGAGAAGGTCTAATGCAGGTTTCGATCAAGGTGAGCGGCATCGAGATGGCTCAAGCCAGGCTCGCCGAGGTGAGTCGAAAAATTGATCCGGTGCTTCGAGGCGCGCTCAACACGACAGCGAACAAGGCCAGGACCGTGCGCTACGTGAACCCTCTACGCGGCTCGCTGATGCCTGTACTCAGTCGTCGCGCGCTGCGCGTCAAGCGGGCCCGCGGACGCCTCACGAATGCCAGGATTATTCCATCTAGCTCAGGGGTTCCAGTAACCCGGTACCTTGGATGGGGTTACAGCAAGGTCAGTGCAACTAGAGCACGCATTTGGGTTAAGGGGCCGAACGGGCACAAGGTCGCGGCCGGATTCGTTAACCCGTCCAGCTTCAGCCGAATGCCTTGGAGTACGCGCATCAAAGTGCGTGGCGCGCCGAAAGGATTCTTGTCGCCTGCGCTTGGCCCATCCGTGGCGTACTGGTTCAAGCAACTCACAGACAACCAAACGATCCGATGGACGAACATCTTCCTGCAGCAGGAGTTCGAGAAGCGGATCAGGCAAGAGATCGCCAAGGGGGCGCGATGACGAAAGGTACAGAGCTTTCTGCCGAGATTCTGAGGCGCCTTGAGGCAATCAGTCCCGCCAATGACTACCACACCAAAGTCGAGCGCGTTTATGGCTTTGGTGAGCGCAAGCCAGATAAGGCGCCAATGCCTTACATCCTGGCCCGCATTGCGAGCGACGAGCTGGAAGAGACGGCTGGAACAACGGCCTCGCGGGCGGCGCGCTATGAGATCGAGGGCGTCATGCCAAGGTCCTCGTCATTGCAGGATCTCCAACTGCTGCATCACGACATTTTGAAGACCCTTGGCACTGGCCAGCTTCCGCACGTTCGGCCGCTCAAGAGTGGCTGGCCTTTTGAAGAGGCCGCCGAGTATGAGCCAGACATAGAGGGCAGTACGACGCGCAGTGTCACCAGCTCGATAACCATCCGGTACGTCGAGAAGTACTGACCTAAAACAAACCCAGCAACCCGCCATCGAGCGGGTTTTTTTTCACCCGGAGAAAACTCGCATGGCCAACTACGCATACATGGGCAAGGGCATCGTAAAGCTCGCCCCCGAAGGCGGCGGCACCGCGCGCGACGTGGGCAACGTGTCCGCGCTCAGCTTCAACGTCAACGAAAACACCATCAAGCTGCCGAACTACCGCACCGCTGGCGGCGGCACCTACGCCCAGGTGAACCGCATCGAGTCGGTCGAGTTCACGGCTACGCTGCATGACCTGAGCCCGGAAAACCTGGCGATGGTTCTTTTCGGCACCGTCACCGAAGACACCGTCAACAACAAGGCCACAATCGAAGCGCTGACCACTGGCGCGCAGACCTTCCTGATGACTTTCGAAGGCGTGAACGAGGCTGCCACCGGCAAGACCGTGACGGTGACCGTGCATCGCGCGAAGATCGGCGCCGCCCAAGGCCTCGGCTTCATCGGTGACGAGTTCGGCGCGCTGGAGATCACCGGGGAAGTCCTGATTGATACCAGCATCGTCGGCGCTGGTCTGTCCCAGTTCTTCAAGATCGAGATGGACACCATCGCCTAAGCGCCCGAGTCCAAGCCCATCGGATCGGTGGGCTTTGGCGCGTGCGCCGTGGTAGATTTCCCTCATTAATGGGAGGGAACCATATGCGAAGTCTTGGCTTCATTCTGATCGCTCTGCTGTCGGTGCAAGCCAGCGCTGCCAGTATTTCTAAGTGCGTCGACTCGCAAGGCCGCGTCACTTTTACGCAGAATGCAAACTGTCCTAGCGGCAGCGTCGCGGATGGCGCTGTGCGCGCGCACAATCCGACTATCAGCGGGAGTAGCGCGCCGGTACAGATGGCTGACCCGAGCAGGCCGCGTGCAGCCAGCCTCCAGGCAAAAGAACTGACAGTAGTTGGCCAGCCGCAACAGAGAACGCTGCCTATTGAAAGCCCGGCACAGAGAGAGGCGCCAGTAAGACGATCGGCCGCGCCTGCGCAGCCGTGCATAAAGATGGTTGAGCGCAGAATAAACAGCAGCACGGTGATGAAGAACGGCAGCCGTCGCGGACGCTCTGAAATTATAAAAGTTCCTGTTGCCTGTTAGGCAGGCAGAAAAACTACCACAACCCGCTTCGGCGGGTTTTTTATTGCCCGGAGTTTGGCATGAACGAGTTGCAAATTCTGTTTCCTGAGCCTGTCACCGTCGAGGTGATGGGGCGCGACGTGCAGATCCTGCCGGTGAAGCTGCGTCACTTCGAGCGCTACGGCAAGTCGGCCGGCGCACTGGTCGATCTGTTCAGCCAGGCCAGCGTCCAGCAGATCAACCGCTATGCCGCAACGCACAGCCGCGAGCTTCGCCAGGTGCTACTGGCAACGACCAGCCTCAAGCGCTGGCAGCTGTGGTTCCTGCCGGCGACCGTCTCGGTGCAACTGTTCGTCGAGGTGGTGCGGGTGAATTCCAGTTTTTTCGGCGAAGCCCTGCCGGCAATGGTAAGGGCGCTGAGTGGGGCTCCGTCGTCCAGCGACTGATTGGCGCCGGCCACACCCTGGCCGATGTGCAGGACTACAGCCTGCGGCAGATCGAAACGTTCTTGGCAGCCATCGACGCAGAAGACCGCGCCGCGAACCGTGTTGCGCTGATCGCTGCGCGTGCGGCGAACGCCAAGCCTGAAGACTTCAAACGCTTACTCAAGGATTTCGCCTGATGGCTACAGTCAAGACTCAGCTGGTCATCGACGGCAAGAACAACTCGAAAAAAGCGTTCGATGAAGTCAATTCACAGCTGAACAGCATGAACAAGCAGCTGGCCACGGCCGGCAAGGCGCTGATAGGCGTGTTCTCCGTATCGGCCTTGACCGGTGCGGTGCGCGGAATTGCCAGCGCAGCCGACAGCTATAACCTGATGAACGCTCGCCTGAAGCTGGCCACCAGTTCGCAGGAAGAGTTCAACACGGCACAAAGCGAGCTGCGCCGTATCGCCACCGCTACGCAAACCCCGCTGGAATCGCTGGCTACCCTGTATCAGCGAATCAGTCGACCGCTGAAAGAGGCTGGCCGCAGCCAGAAAGATATTCTGGCGGTCACTGAGGCCGTCTCTACGTCGTTCCGCGTTTCTGGCGCAAGCGCTCAAGAAGCCGAGAACGGCGTGATCCAGTTTGCCCAGGCGCTGGGTGCTGGCGCGCTGCGTGGTGACGAGTTCAACTCGGTCGCAGAGCAGGCGCCGCGCCTCATGCAGGCGCTGGCCGATTCACTGAACGTGCCGATCGGATCGCTGAAGGAGATGGCCGCGCAAGGCTTGCTGACCGCTGACGTCGTGACTTCCGCCTTGGTCGAGCAGCTCGACGTATTGCGTACCGAGGCTGAATCACTGCCGGAAACCATCGGTGGCGCCATGACTGCGCTGTCTGATCGCTGGAATGAAGCGATCGGCCAGGCGAATGTGCAGCCGCTGATCGACGCGATCAACGGCCTTGGTGAGACGCTGAGCGATCCTGTCGTCGTCGACAACCTGGTCAAGCTGGCCTCGGCGCTCGCCACGCTGGCAGGCACCGCTGTCGAAGGCGCGTCTGAGTTCGTCGATCTTGGCAAGCGAATCGCGTTCGTGGCCGCCAATGCCTCCGGAATGGTCACCGAGCTGGACAAGGTAGACCAGCAGATCGCGGACCTTGATCGCAGCCTGCAGGGCACCGGCCTCAGCACGACGATCGACGGCCTATTGTTTAGCCGCGAAGAGCTGCAGGCGAAGAAAGACGCGCTCGTGGCTTTCCGCGCCGCCATCGTCGAGCAGCAGACCGGCCTCAATGCCGAACTGCAGTTCCTCTCTGATGTTGCAGCCGCTGCTGCACAAGCCTCACGCGAGAAGGAAGTCAGCGAGCGCAATCAGTACATCTCCGACCTGAAGACCCAGCAAGACCGTATGGTCAAGGCGTCCGAGCAGGGCGTGAAAGCACTGATTGCGGCAGAGAAGAAGGCCAACAGCGAGCTGGAGAAGGTCCGCAACGCTCGACTGGACATCGAGAAGCGCTACCAGGAAGCCATCGCCGGCATGAACTCCGGCGGCGAAGCCTCATATGGCGCCGCTCAGGCGCTGAAGGTCGGCGCACGGCAGGCGCTTCAAGCGGGTGACGTTGAGGGCGCGCAGGCGAAGGCCCAGGCCGCTCTGAAGATGCTTCAGGACCTGCAGGCAGCCGGCGCCAATACCTACGGCTTTGCAGGCTTCGTTGGCGAGCTGCGCGACATCGAGCTTGCCGCCAACGAAATCGAGCAGAGCCGCGCCGAGCAGAAGATCGCCGACATCAAGCAGGAAATGGTCAACCTCAAGACGGCTGCCGCCGCACTCGAGGATATGCCGGTCAGCGTGAAGATGGATGACGCTGCGTTGGCGCAGGTGCAGGCGGCGCTTGACGCATTGGCCAAGCGCGAGATCATCGTCAAGGTCGGCGCGCAGTACGACTTCAGTCAGCCCTACACCCTGCAAGACCCCGGCCCCGAGCCTGGGCGGTACGCCACTGGCGGCTATATCAGCGGCCCCGGCACCGGTACGAGCGACAGCATCCCGGCGTACCTCTCCAACGGCGAGTACGTGATCAACGCGGCGGCCGTGCGGAAGCTGGGCAAGCGCCACCTGGACATGCTCAACCGCGGCATCCCGATCCCTCGGTTCGCCGATGGCGGGATGGTTGGGACGGTTGCCAGCATGCAGCCATCCGCTTTGTCTGGCCTTGAAAACTGGGGCAAGGCCACGCTCGTTGATGGTGGCAACCAGTTAGAAGTTATCTTGCCGCGAGACTCTTTCGAAGCCCTGCTCAGTAGGACGGCTCGAAAGCATGGGAGAACTCACTCGTAGCGCATTCTGATATCGGACTGCTAGCATCGAGGTCCACTCCCTCCTGAAGGAAACGGAAATGAATGATGCGGATGCACTGACATTGGTCAACTCTGAGTGCGACTGGATGCTTCAGACGCTGGTCCACAGCGCAAACCTTGGGGTTGAGATTGGCGTAACTCTGACGACTGCTGCCGGTATTGTTACTGGGACGATCATTGGGGGCGCCAAATACATGGATCAGCAGAAGGCGTTACTAGCTGAGCGGTGGGGGACCGACGAGCTGCGATCATCATTTGACGACATATTCACTGCGTGGCGTGAACGTTACGTGCAGAAGGACGATGGGGAGGAGCCTAGCGCGCCGATCTATATCCACCTAAGCAGCGCGAAGCTGCTCACTCACGGTCAATTCGTTCCGTCCGACCCCGGAATGCTCTGGCGTGGGAAAATCAACGAAGTGATCGGTTTCAGTATTGGAATCTTGTCAAGAAACTAGTTGCCGCTAGGCCAAACCAGCCCCGCTCGTGCGGGGCTTTGTCGTTTCTGGAGCCTGAGAAATGCCACAACCTCAAATCATGCTCGGCGGCGTGCCGATCGTGCTGCACGCTGGCGCGCCGGTTTTGAGCGAGGAGCCTATCGGCGGTGAAACGTCGATGCGGACGAGCGACGGCGCGCTGGTGTCGATGACGCATTGGGAGCGGATGTCCGGAACGATCAGCGGGAATGGCTGGATGCCGCCGGGGCTTCACGGCCTCGACTACAGCCAGCCGCTAGAGCTGCGGTCGACGAAGGTGCAGAGCGTGACGGGCACAGGCCTGACACAAACGCTGCGCGGAACGCCGCGGCCGGATGTTGCGCCGTGGGCACAGGCGTTGGTCGGTGACGATTGGGCCAATACGGCCTGCAGCGTCACCGATGGCGTCGCTACCGTTACGTCCGTCGCCGGCGCCACGCTCTACCGCGTGTGCTGGATGCCGATCTATAGCGTGAAGGCCAAGCGGCCGTCAGAAACGCAGGATTCAGGAACTGCCAGCCATAGCTGGTCCATCACCTGGGAAGAAACCTAATGCTCAACGCCTCGCCACTCAACGCCGTGCCGCTGAATGGCGTAGCTGGAACAGCTGAGCCCGAATACATCGTGCGCGGCCAGTCGTTCGTGTGGGCGCTGCGCGTGTTGGTTGGCGGCGTGAACCGAACGGCGCAGCTCACCGGCAAGGTGACCATAGACCGAGAGGAGGGCGCCGCTGGCATCGCTGGCTTTGATCTGTTCATCGCGCCTGGCGTGGCCGTCGTGCCACCGGACTGGAAGGGCAGGCCGGTATCGATCGACTACATCAGCACGAGCCAGGGCGCTACGACCGAGGCCCGCCGCTACACGGGCCAGATCAGCATCGCCAACTGGAATCCGGTCAGCCGGGTGCTGACGTGCGAATGCTCGGACCAGCTGCAGCAGCGAGTCGAAGGCATGACTGTCGCGGCGATCGATTCATTGGTGGGCGGCTTCTGGTCGACGGATGTGTTCGAAGAAGTCGAGGGGCGCAGTCATTGGGACTACGCCCGCGAGCGGTTGAGCACCAGGCCGGTGAGCTTAGATTGCTCGCCGACTGGCGATCTGCGGGTCACCAGCTGGTACGCCACGGCTCCACAGTTCGTGTTCGGGCCTGGGACCACGCTCTATCAGACTGTTGACCTGCAGCAGTCGGACCTGGACGAGTCGACCAATCGCGTCGAGATCGAATTCGGTTATCGCTACAACCGGCTGTGGCAGCTGAACGAGCGCTATGTCTGGCGCCACCCCGGTACATTGGGGCTGGATGGGATGGCCGGCTTCTGCCAATGGCGCACCGACCCAACCGAGCTGCCTCAGATCGGCATGGTTGAGGACGCGGCGTCGGGGAGTGGGCAGACGGTCCTGAACCCGGACTATTACCGGCTGCCGCTGACCATGGCCGACCCATGTGGCACAGGTGTCGGTTGGACCAACGTCTACGACGACCTCCTGCTCGGCGTGACATGGACCGGCGCGCGGCGCTGGGTGCAGACCGTGACCGAGACGTACAGCCTCACGCTGGCCACCGCAGCCGGCGAGGCCGAGGCCACCAGGATCGTGCAGCGCTCGTCGGCAACGGTGAACGTCGAGAGCGATATGGCCGAGGCCTGGACCGAAGGACCGATCGACGGTTCCGGCGGGGCATTCGACATCCCGAACGACGCCCGCCGCAATGCGGCCATGGTTGTGGCGCTTCGCATGGGGCAGGTCGAGATCATCGGCGCGCACCGCGAAACAACGGTGTCGTGGCAAGTGCCGACCAGCATGGCGCTGGGCGTAGACCTGGTGCACACGCTGCAGGTCGCCGATCAGGGCGTAACCGCCAGCGGCAAGTGCCGGCGCATCGTCGACAGCTTCGACCTCGGCTCTGGCTCTGCCGTTACCACGATCAGCATCGCCATCATGCGTGGCGGCGGGGTGAGCGATCCTCTCACGCTGCCTGGCCGGCTTGGCGAGGGACAGATCGGCGAGGGCGAGGGCAATGTGTTCTACACGCCTCTGCCAACCCAGCTCGGCGGCCGAACCGGCATTCCGCCCTACGACGATGAGCTGGATGGGTTCGCCGGCAACTACAGCCAGAACAATCCGAACGCTGAGGTCTTCCCGCGCCGGCTGAGCGTAACGGCCGCTGAGATCCCGGCTGCGCAGCGCGACGAACAACTGCTTGATGCCGCGGTGCTCTACCGCGTCGGCATCCCCAACGATCTGCTGGAGCTGTGATGGCCTACATCAACAACTACCTCGAGCCCATCGAGCTGGCTCAGGGAGCGACCTCGGCTGTGCTGGCCCTGCCGGATGGCAGCTATCGACTGACGCTCTCCGATGCGCTGCGCATGCGCTGGGAGATCGTCGATGCCGTTGTCGTTAGCGGCGCCGCGACTTTGACGCGGGCGAGGGAGGGCACCGCCGACCAGCTCTGGCCTGGCGGCAGCGTCATCTACTGCACCGTAACCGCTGGCCAGCTCAACGCACTGCTGACCCGAATTGCCGAGGCGGAAGCGCGCATTGCGGCGCTCGAGCAGGGCGGCGCGGCAGGGGCGCTCACCAACGAACAAGGCCAGCCGCTGACAGATGCGGGCGGCAACATCCTTACGACTGGAGACTGACAGATGCCGCAGCACATATTTACCGGCGAAGGCGAGCCGACCTCGGTTCAGCCGAATAACCCTGGCGATCACTACATTGATCAGGCCGAAGTGCCGCCCGCAACGTATCTTGCTGTCACCGACGGGGTCGGCCTGTTCTGGATGCGGGTTGCCCCGAGTAATGTCGGCACAGGCGCTCCGTCTGGTACGCCTGCTGCTGGGGCGCTCTATGTCTCACGGGAAGGCTCGTCCGACCGTCGCGTTGCTGTTGGGGACGGCGCAGAGTGGACATGGCTTGCAAGCATGAAGGTGCGCGATACGCCGCCGGGCTCTGCTTGGAATGAGGTGCCGGGCCTGTATCTGGATAACCTGGCCGGTAACCTCTACGTCAGCGACGGCGAGGGCAACTGGTTCAGCGTGCCCGTTACTCCGGTGGTGTGATGGCTCTCGGCGATAGCCGCCGAGCCTCCGGGCAGGCAATGGAGCAAAGCCGCCGCGCGCTAGGACGTGCCAATGAGGCGGCGCGGCGCGCGCTTGGCGATGCGATGGAGAACAGCCGTCGCGGCACCACGGTCGTGCAGGACATCAACCGCCTCACTCGGCCGCAGCCGCCGCGCCGTCCGCTGCCAAGCATCGAGCCGGTCGGCGCCTTGCCAGCCTCGCGCGGTAGGGGCGACTACAAGGCGCCCCCGCCATCGGCGGCTGGCGGCATTGCCAGCCCCCTGACAGAGACGGCCAATAGCCGCGAGTACTACGCCGCGGTAAACCGCCCGTCCACCGATGGCATGGTGTTCTTCAGCGTGCGCGCCGTCCGGCGGGTGCACATGACTGACGCCAATGATGCCGAGGTGGTACTGGAGTTCGAGAATGTCACTAGCTGACCTGCCACTGAATGATCAGGTCGTCGAGTTCGGCTTTGGATGGCACGGGCGGCATGTCGTGCCACTCACCGGGGCGCCCTATGTCGAGTTGCCCAGCGGGCGGAAGGTCATGGCGCCGGAAATCGGCAACGAGGCGCACCCGTCCACGTTTCTGGTGGATAACGGCATGCCTGCGGTGACCACCGTGCTGGATGATCCCGAGGCGGCTCTCTGGAGCGTGGCCATCACCAACGGGAGCGGCACCGACAACTTGTTCCGGCACTGGACCAGGGGAAATCCTGCCATCAGGCTCCTCCGGGTCGGCGATTCGTTCAGAGCAGTGGACCCATCGATAACCAATTTCGGCGCTTATGCGTTGGTGCGTGCTGGCGTGCAGACGGGCATTGCCGACCAACAGGTGCCGCTGTCTGCGCTGGGTAACGTGCCGAGCGACTTCAATCGCGCGCAGGTAGTCGACATCAGCCCGGACGGGCGCCGCTGGATCTTCGCGCTCAGCAGGACCTCCAACCAGGTCTCTCCCTATCAGATCGCGATCAACGACGTGACCTATAGCGGGCCGCTGGCGTTGATCGAACTGGTGTTCAACGCTGGCGTCACGGCGATGACCTACCGTGTCGTGGCCAGCTACGAGCAGTGCGCAGGCGTTGTGGTCAGCAGCCAGAACGGCGCCGATCTCCAACAGCGGGTTCACGTGCTGCGTATCGGAAGCACCGGAATCGTCGGCGAGAGCGACTACGAATGGACGCCCAGCTGGTCGCTGGAGGGCTCCGGCGAGCCGGCGTCCTGCAGTACCAGTTCAGCCGACCCCTGCTCCGATGCGTTTCGGTATTCGACCGGGACCTCTGTAGGCACGTCCCGCGTCGAGATAGTGACAGGAGCCTGGTACGACGCTGCGGGCGTGGCGCAGCTGGTCACCCTGCGCGTGGATGCAGAAACCACGCTGGCCAAGGGAAGCCCGGCGCCCGGGCCAGGCGGGCGTTACTACTGGGATACCTACACCATCACCCGCAAGGTTATCGGCTATGCATCCTATGCGGGCGGTGCGTTCGGCGAGTATTTCAACCTGCACTGGACTGACCAGCAGACGGCCAGCGGTCGAGTCTTCAACATGGCGCTCGGCGGCACGTCGATTTTCAGTTTCAGCGGTGCTCATCCCGTGCCGACCACGCACCAAACCGGCACCCAGCCAAGGCAGGATGCGCCGTCGGTCAATCGAGTGTTCGCTGCCGGGTTCGCCACGACGTTCAACGTCACGGTCAACCTGGCGCACGAGTTCTCCAACAAGGTGCGCGGCGCGATCGTGCGGGCGGAAAAAGCGGATTTCTGCGAATACACCGCCAGCGCCTGTATGACCCCGGCGGGGGTCGATGCAGGGTATCGCTCCACCGGGAATCTCTACCCTGGCGACCGGAATGACCGCGCCAACTTCAATCTCGCGCTCTGGCAGCACCACACCAACTTCCAGACCGGAAGCTACAACCCGGTGACCGGGCAGGTGGTGCGCAGCCTGGTTGGCGGCGAGCGCTACACCTGGGTCTGACCCAACACAACGACGCACAGCCCGCCAAGCGCGGGCTTTATTTTGCCCGGAGCAACCATGCAGCCAGCAAAACACGATCTGCACATCGTGCAGGGCTCGACCCTGCGCGACACCCTGCGGCTGATGCAGCCGCGCTACGAATACCGGCCAATCACAGCTCTCGGCGGTTCGCCGCTTCGCCTCACCGTCGATCACGGCTTGCCGGGAAACTGGCTGGCATGGGTGCAAGGCGTAAGCGGGATGCAGGACATCAATCGATCCCAGCGCGAGAAGCCTCACCGCGTCACGGTCGTGGACGCATCCACGCTGGAGATAAACGCGCTCTCGGCGTTTGGCCTTAACCCCAGCGGCGGGCAGCTGATCTACAAACCCCCGGTAGATCTGACAGGCGCCGAGGTGCGCATGCAGATTCGTGATCGTATCGGCGGCGTGCTGTTGATAGAGCTAAGCACCGAAAATGGCGCGCTCGCAGTTACGGGTCTAGGGACAATTTCTCGATATCTGAGCGACGCGCAAACCGCGGCCCTAGCTGCTGCTGACGCCGTTTACGACCTTGAGGTCAAGTATCCCGACGGGACAGTGCAGCGCTACATCAAGGGGAGCGTCATCGTTGATCCAGAGGTGACCACATGAGCACGGTTGCGATCTGCGGTGATCCAGAGGTGCTGGTCATCGAGGCCGGCAGCGAATACGCCGTGGCGCTCGAGCCAGACGCCGAGACGGTCGTCGTGACGGCCGGCGAGCAGGGGCCGCCCGGGCCGCCCGGCAAGAACGCGCCAGGCGCTGGCGATGCCCCACTGATCAGCGAAGACCCCGACAACCGCCTTACCCTGGGCAGCGACGACGGCCTATACGTCCGCGATGACCTGATTCCAGACCCTCTCGCCTACTACATTCTCGCAAAAGGTTGAGCCCATGAGCCTCGAAACCAAAATCATTGCTGTCGTCCAGGCCATCGGCGCGGACATCAAGGACTTGCGCACCAAGCAGGGCGACCTGACAGCGCTCAGCACAACGGCAAAGGGCAGCATCGTCGCAGCCATCAACGAGCTGTACACGTTGCTTGGGTCATCCGGTGCAGTTATCGACGACACCGCAGGAGACGGCGCCACCTCCGTCACCTGGTCGGCCAACAAGATCTTCGACTCGATCGCTGCCGCTTCGGCTGCGCTGAAAAACGAACTCGTGGATGGGGCAGGCGCCGCTCTCGACACGCTGAAAGAGCTGGCCGATGCGCTGAACAACGACCCGAATTTCGCTGCGACCATCGCCAGCGAGATCGCAAACCGCGTGCGTTACGACGCAGCGCAAACCCTCACCGCGGCGCAGCAACTGCAGGCTTGCCAAAACATCGGCGTCGGCAACCCTGAGCGCGATTTCGTAGCGGACTACACCACAGCCAAGGCGTAAATCATGAGCCTACAGACCCGCATCACTGCACTTGTGCAGGCAATCGGCGCGGATATCAAGGCGCTGTATTCTGGCAAGGTTGGCACCTCCGATGCTCGCCTGACTGACGCACGCGAGTGGACGGCCTCGACCGTCACTCAGGCCGAAGCTGAAGCCGGCACCGCCACGACTCGTCGTGCCTGGACCGCCCAGCGCGTGTTCCAGGCGATCGCAGCCTGGTGGGCTGCCAGCGCGATGAAGACGAAACTGGACGGTATCGCTACTGGTGCCACGGCGAATTCCACCGATGCCCAGCTGCGGGACCGGTCGACCCATACAGGGAGCCAGGCGATCAGCACCATCTCCGGCCTGCAAACTGCGCTCGACGGGAAGATCAACACCACTGAGCGTGGCGTTTCGGGCGGTGTGGCTACCCTCGACCAGTTCGCGCGCATCCCGCCCAGCCAGCTGCCGAGCTATGTTGACGACGTGCTGGAGTACCTGACTCTCTCGGCGTTTCCGGCGACAGGTGAAACCGGGAAAATCTACATCGCCATCAACCAGGGTACTGCGGCGAACCCGACGCGCCAGTACCGCTGGACCGGTTCCGTCTACGCAGAGATAAACCCCTCGCCGGGCACCACCGATGCCCTGGCCGAGGGCTCGACGAACCTGTACTTCAACGAGTCGCGCGTGCGCAACACCGTGCTGACCGGGCTGAGCCTGGCCAGTTCTGCGGCCGTGGCGGCTACAGATAACGTGCTGGCGGCGTTCGGGAAGATTCAGGCCCGACTCAACCTGCTGGGTACCGCCGCGAATGCGAATGTCCAGACCCACGCAACCGATACCACTGCCGGCGCACTGATGGCGGTGGGTGCGTTTGGGCTGGGCTCCAAGGCAGTCACGGCAGCGGTCGATTTCAACGAGCTGCCGACGCTCTACCCGTACACGGGATTCATCCCGGTGCTTACCAACAATCTGAGCGTCAACGGGCCTGTAGGCGGTCTCTACTTCTACGTGCAGCAGATGGCCTGGGGCGGCAGTACGAACACCTGTCAGATCGCCTACCCGTACCGCATGGACACCGAAGGGTTCTGGATGCGGACGTTGTTTAACGGCAGCTGGAGTGCGTGGAGGCGGATGTATCACTCCGGCAACTTCGACCCTGCCGCCAAGCAAGACAAGTCCTCCCCCATCACCACGGCCACCAGCCGCACGTTGGCCCTGGCTGATGCCTGGAACTACGTTCGCCCAGGCACCACAAGTGCCATCACGCTGACGGTGCCGACAAACGCAACCCTTGCGTTTGATGTTGGCACCGAGATCACCGTCCGCGCGCTGGGCAACATCACTCTGGCCGCTGCCAGCGGCGTCACGCTCAACGCTCCGTCCGGCGGCACGCTCAGTATGACTGCGCGCATGACCGTAACCCTGAAAAAAGTTGCCGCGAACGAATGGGACGTGATCGGCCAGACGGTGGCAGCATGATGCCCGGTGTAGTGGCGGGCTTTGCGCGAGCTACTGCCGCGCCTGTAAATGTGTCGCTTAGCTCTGCGGCAAGCACCGTGGCCTCGGGCGTTACTGGTTTCTACAAGGGGGTATATGGGTCGATTACTCCGCAGTTCGCTAACGTGTTCGCTGGGGCCGCTAACGTAAGCGGTGCGCGCGGAGAGCTGCAGTCGATAGAGTGGGCCTCTGGAACTGTGTACATGACCATAGTAGGCCCGTTTTCGAGCATAGCGGACGTGCCGTTTACCTCCTTGGCCATCGACGGGGCGGCGGCTGTACCAAAGTCTGCAATGAGCTTTTCTGGCTCGGAAACGGTTGAGCTGACATGGGCGCAGGCGGTTAACCCGATCCCTGTCGGAGCCCACACCCTAGTATTCGCCTAACAGCCCCGCCAGCCGGGGCTTTTTTGCCTGGAGTTTCCCATGACCCTCTCTGAAATACGGGAGCGAGCCATAGCGCCCGCTCTCGCGCTGCTGCCTGCGCGAATGTCGAGCCGAGAGGCCGAGATCATGCTGCTGGCTATTACTCAGCAGGAAGATCCGGAACAGCGGCGCCGCCAGTGGCCGACCGGGCCGGCCCGCGGGCTGCTCCAGTTCGAGCAGGGCGGCGGCGTGCGCGGCGTGCTGAATCACCCGTCCAGCCGTGACCACGCCCGCCGAGTGTGTTCAGCGCGCGGTGTTGCGCCGGAGCCTGCGTCCGTATGGGCAGCGCTCGAGCGTGATGACGTGTTGGCGTTTGCCTTCGGCCGGCTTTTGCTCTGGACCGATCCGAAGCCGCTGCCAGGCGAGCACGACGCCGCTGGCGGTTGGGCGCTGTATGAACGGTGCTGGAGGCCAGGAAAACCGCACCCCGAGCGCTGGCCGGCCCGATTCGCCGCGGCCGTGCGTGAGGTGATGCCGTGATCGCCCTACTCAAGCAGTACAAGCTGATCGCCGCAGGAGTCGCTGTGCTTGCGCTGATGGCGCTTTCTGCTGCCGGGGCGTGGCAGTGGCAGGGGAACGCCTACGGCAAGCGCCTGGCGGATCAGGCGACGGCTCACGAGACATTCCTTCGCCAGGTGGCCGAGGCAAATGCGGCGGTGATCCTCAAGCAGCAGGCCGACCGCCTCGCGCTCGAGCAGCGCCTGGCCAAGGCCGACCAACAATCAACCGAGAAACTGACCAATGCACTCACCGAAAACGATCGCCTCGAGCGCCTGTATAGCTCTGCTGACGATGAGCGTCGCAGCCTGCGGATCGAAGTCACCCTCGCCCGTAATGACGCCGTCGTGTCCGCCGCCACCGGCCCCGGCAGCGTGGGCGATGCAGCCAGCGTCGAACTCAGTCCAGCAGCTGGACGCGCTGTTTGGGATATCCGGCGATCAATGACTGAGGACCAGGCGAAGCTGGCCTATCTGCAGGAGTGGGCGAGGGAAGTAACGAAGGGGAATTAGATTTGCCCGGACGGGCTGAGAATGGCCGAGGAATCTCGTACCACTTTTTGTACCAATCGAATCGCGGAACGGGTGTTTTCGGGTGGATTCGGAAGGAGTGACGAAAATGCCGGCCCAGCAAGAATCACTCCTTCACACCCTTCGACACCCTGCATTACTATACCGCGCAGTATAAGTATTCCAATCCGCTTCGCGACAGAGAGACCTTCATCGTGTTCCGACATGTCCTGTCCTTCGCCTCCGTGCTTGGC